GTCTAGACCAGGAAGGCAGGGCGGTTCTCCGACTTCTCCTGCCAGTGCGAAAGGTCGAAAGATCGTATCCAAAGCCATGGGCGGTATGATGAAGTCCAAAATGTCTGCCAAGGGTGGTGCAAAGGGCGGCAAGATGATGAAGAAGGGCTACGCCATGGGTGGCGCTGCCAAGAAGTTCCCTGATATGACGGGTGATGGAAAGGTCACACAGAAGGACATACTCAAGGCTCGTGGAGTCCCTGGATTTAGTGAAGGCGGTGGAGCCAAGAAGTCTAAGGGTTACGCGAAAGGCGGTGTTGCTCGAAAAGGCAAGCCTCGCGGAGTCGGCTTAGCATTGCGTGGATATGGCAAGGCGCTTAGATAATGCCTAAAAAATTAAAAGGTGTTGCCAAAGCTATCAAGCGACTTACCAAAGGTGCTTCTAGAGATTATGCCAAGTTCAAAGGTGAGTCGTTTAAGGGTAGAGAAGACCTTGCTTCAAAAGCCAAGCGCAGAAAGAAGATGGAGGCTGAAAAGCCTCTTTCTGCTCGTAGAGATATGGCAAAGAAAGATACCTTTACTGGCCAAAAATACCGCACTGGTGGCCCTGAAGGGGGCATGAGGCAGATGATTCCTGAGTACAAGGCTTTTATGAAGGAGCAAGCTAAGAAAAAAGATAAGAAAGACACGCTTATAGCTTTGGGTGGGGCTGGAGTAACTGGAGCAGGCGCAACTGCAGCGATGGTTAGTGCAGGTAAGAAAGAAGCGGAAAGGGTAAAAAAAGAACAAGAAAGAATTAAAAAGTTCCAAGACGAAAAATTAAAATCTAAGAAGAAAGTTCCCGTCAAGAAAGCAAAAGGCGGGATGGTAACCAAATGGGAGAACAAGTGGGGATAAACTAAAACATGCCATACCTCCAAAGCAATATACCGCACTTCAAAGCGTGGGTAAGAAGGGAATACACAGTTAATCACGAGCGATACCATGGTGACTTTCTCCACGCCATGGTTATCGCCGTCACTACTATGCCAACGAGATGTCTGAGTTTTCAGGTGATCTTTACTGGCTGTGAAGCAGATGAAGAAGACGAGCCTAATGTACATGGTGGTGCAATGTGGGCGCGAATGCCTATCACTGCACTAGTTGCTGATACGCCTTTTGAAGAATGGCCTGAACCGATGGCTGTTCATGATGCACAACCATGGGATTGTTCTTCGCATACGCACTCTGTGTATGTGCTTGATCGATGCACTCCATGTCCATGGCTGACCAAGATCGATGGCGAGTTCTATCCCGCGAAGTATTATTTCACTGTAGATTATGCAGAGAATGAGATTGCTGATGACCCCGCACAACACAAACAATCACACGTTATGGAATTGTTGGATGCAGGGCCGTGGACGGGAAATATTGTTGCGCTACCAAACAATCGTGTTAGGGTGACTCATCCAGCCTGGTTTGAGACAGGAGAGGGTGCGCCAGACTTTAAACCGTCACAGCATATCCACTACAGCAAATCGGACTTGGATTATACGTTAGATGTCAATAGAATCTTTGACAACCTGTACGCAGATAAAGAGTAAGCCATGGCGATTGAAAGAGGCGTTGATGATGTTGATATGGATGAACTCGATCTTGAGGATTCGTCCAAAGAGATAGTTATTGGCGTTGGGGGCGAAGACGATCAACTCATAGAAGAAGAAGACGTTCAGACCCTGGATGACGGCACTATGGTGTTTGGCGAAGCAGACATGCTTGATGCGCCAATGATGGGATTTAACGACAATATTGCGGAGATGATGGAAGATGGAGATCTGGGAAGGGTCTTCAACGACTGCATGGCTGATATCGATGATGATAAAGCCTCACGCAAAGATTGGATGGATCAATACAAGGAAGGACTTGAATTCCTGGGGATGAAGTTTGAAGAACGCACAGAACCATTTGATGGTGCATCTGGCGTAATTCATCCCCTTCTAGCAGAATCAGTCACACAGTTTCAGGCCACAGCATATAAAGAATTATTACCTGCTGGTGGTCCTGTTAAGACACAAACTGTTGGTATGGGTACACCAGCCACTGATCTGCAAGCTACTCGTGTTCAGGAGTACATGAACTATCTCCTCATGCAGGAGATGAAAGAGTATGACCCTGAGACAGATCAACTGTTATTCTATCTGCCGCTATCAGGCAGTGCGTTTCGTAAGGTTCACTTTGATCAGGCGATAGGCAGACCTGTATCTCGTTTCATACCATCTGAAAAACTAATTGTTCCGTATGGTACGACAAGCCTAGATAGTGCGGTTCGTATCACTCATGTTGTGGATATGCCTACGAATGAAGTGAAAAAACTTCAACAGGCTGGTTTTTACAAGAAGACTCCTATTTCAAACCGTGGCTCTGATTCAGAAGGCTACGATGAAGTTGATGAAGAGATAGATGATCTGCAGGGTGTTAAGCCCTCTGGTGGAGGTGATTACGAGTCTGAGTTGTATGAAATACACATGGACCTTGATCTGCCAGGATTCGAGGACATGGATGCAGAGGGCAATGAAACAGGTATCAAACTACCCTATATCGTAACGATTCTGCCTAAACAGTCTGCTGTTTTATCGATAAGAAGAAATTACAACCAGAATGATCCGATGCGTAAGCGCATAGATTATTTTGTACATTACAAGTTTTTACCCGGTGTTGGATTCTATGGGTTTGGATTAACCCATATGATTGGTGGTTTGTCTAAAGCCTCGACTTCGATTTTACGGCAGTTGATTGATGCGGGTACTTTGGCAAACCTACCAGCAGGTTTTAAGGCACGAGGCATTCGGATCAGGGATGATGACACTCCCCTCCAGCCAGGTGAGTTTAGGGACATGGACGCACCTGGTGGATCATTAAGGGATGCCTTGTTGCCTTTACCCTTCAAGGAGCCAAGCGGCACACTGTTATCGCTGCTTGGTATGTTGGTTGATTCAGGCAAACGCTTTGCATCAATAGCTGATATGCAGGTTGGTGATGGAAACCAACAAGCTCCTGTGGGTACGACGATTGCGCTTCTTGAAAGAGGCAGTCGCGTCATGAGTGCGATACACAAGCGGTTGCACTATTCACAACGAATTGAGTTCAATCTGCTTGCAAGAGTGGTTAAGGAATCTCCACTCAAGGCTTATCCGTACATGATTGCGAATGGTCAGCAGCAGTTGATGGCAACTGACTTTGACGATCGTATCGATATATTGCCTGTATCAGACCCGAATATATTCTCTATGAGCCAGCGAGTGATGATGGCTCAAGAGATGTTACAGATGGTTCAGTCGAATCCACAGATTCATGGGCCGATGGGTATCTACAATGCGTATCGCAGGATGTATGAAGCGATGGGTATACAGCAGGTTGATCAGATATTACCTGCACCACCACAGCCGCAACCTGTATCTTCTGCAATGGAGAACGCAGGATTCCTGCAGGGACAACCCGCACAGGCATTCCCAGATCAGGATCATGACGCACATATCGCTGCACACTTACAGCTGTACAGCACGTTTGTGGTTCAAAACGTACCGCCTGGACAACAACAAGGACTTGCCCTTATTCAGTCACACATCTATCAGCATGTTGACTTCAAGGCGCGTGAGTCTGCTATGCAAGAGCCAGAAGTGGTGAACATGCAGCAACAACTGCAGGTTGTTCAGCAACAAGCAATGACTAATCCAATGATGCAACAACAGGGACAACAGATGCAGCAACAGATGATGTTGGTTGTTGAAGACAAGGTTGCTCAGTTGACCACACAGATTCTTCAGGAACTGGCTCCTCAGTTTGCAGCCCCAGATCAGGAAGATCCTTTGGTCGGATTGAGAAAAGAAGAGTTGAATATTAAGTCTGCAGATGTCGATCGCAAAGCAAGTGAAGCGCAACAACGGATTGATCTCGAAAGAAGAAGAATCGATAATCAGGAAGATATTGGTGATGAGAGATTATCCGCACAAGTTGCCATTGCAGACATGAAGAACGATACTGCACAGGATAGGATTGATGTGGCCAGACAACAGCAGATGGCAAAGACTGCAGAGAACATGGCCAAGAACTTTTTTGGGGGTAGATAATGACCAGTAGTGTCAGAGCGAAACGAGCAGCAGATCAGAAAGCTGCAAACCGGAAAGAAGAAGATATGCGTCTTGCAAAACTTGAAGGGCGTATCTTGGAAGCAGAAGAGATAGTTAAAGAAGCAGCGCCTGAAGAGCCAGTTGCAGAAACACCTGCACCTGCTCCGAAGAAGAAAGCTGCAGCTAAGAAAGCACCTGCAAAGAAGAAAACACCCGCTAAGAAAAAATAGGAAAACATGATGAACCCAATCAAACGTCAAACATCTTTCAAAGACCCTAAAGTTTCAGACAGCAGTGTCACAATCAAAGACCAAGGCACTGTCAACTATGCTAAGACAGAAGATGTACCTAACCCTGGCGCACCTAAGCCATAT